CAACAATTCTGCCGCCTTGATTATCGAAAGAACGGCCCAAAAACATATCGTCATCAGAGCCGGCTTGTATAAAGGGTGCAAACTCCAAGCCTTTACTAGGACTGGTATAACCAGTACCAAACATGGTCTTGAACTCACGTCCAATAGAAACCATGTTATACACTTGGGCAACCTCATCAGAGACTGAACCACGACTATCGTCACCACCACACTTAAGAAAAACATGTCCTTCAAAAATCTTATCGGGGCAAAGTTTTTCAAAAATCAACTTATGAGCACACCAAACATGGAAAGTGTTAAAGAGGGTGGTAAGAAAGTGACCAGAACTATGACCACGTATGGTCATATACAAAATACCCTCACTAACAAAATAATAACCGTTAAGGCCAGCGGCAGCATTACATATCATTATGGCACCCAACTCATCGGTGTCAATATTGTAAAAAGCAAACTCTGCAAAATGGTCAACAAACTCCTGGCCTATACTACCTTCTTGCTTATCTAAGTCACCAGCAATCAAATTTCCAAACTGACTAGTGGACTCAAAAACCTCAGCCCAGTCAGCAGAATGTGGATTAACTCCTATTACTGTAGAAGTCTGAGACCAATGATTCGTAATTAAAAGAAGAAGATCACCAAATAACATCCTCAACGCAATATTATACGCAAGATCATGCCCATTTATTATACGAGAAACACGATCCTCAACCTTCTGCCGCTTCAAAAGCTCATCCTTCAAAAACTGTTGGGCTATAGGAGTAACAGGCTTATGCTTGAACTTTTCAACATAATTTCTAATTCTTTGTCTCAATTCACCAGACATCTCATTAGTTGAAAAATTAATCAATTTAGCTTTAGTATCAGAAAAATACCAACCAACATACTTACTAGATGAAGCCATTGACGGAATATTACGTCTGGGATCACCAAAAGCTGCTGTATCTTCATCCCAGAACTTAGCTTTTCTTGGGAGATTAGCAAAACCATCATACCAAAGCTTAGGCCGACTAACGATAGGTGCAACAGGATTACTGCCTTTATTATGAACAAGAACATTACGATTAAAAGCAGCATCCCGACGCAAAACAGCAGGAAACTTAATTTCAAAATCAC